CTCCCTTTGAGTACTAATACTCAAGGTCGACCTCACCTTTTTGGTCTTCTGAAAAGAAAGAGAACCAACTCGGAAGCTTATTCAAGGAAACTGTAAGGACAACACGTCCACCAGCTTTTGAATTACTTCATTCTTGGTATCATCTCGGGACTTTCACCCGCGTAGTTGGAAATTGATTAGATTTCCGCTCTATCTCATTCTATTCAGAGCCACTGGCTGCAATCATTAGTAACTGCACCACTCTTTAATTCTAAAAAGCACTTGTTTGGCTTCCGTTCGTCAGATTAGTAATTGAATACTACAATCCTTTCGACTACCAACTTGATTTTCGAGTCAAGTCGGAAAGTATCAGCGGGCAAAGTTTATCCCGGGATACACGAACCATTCAAGAGCTCTCCCTCGAATACAATCGATTAAGATCGCATTCAATTCGAGAACAGGAGAATTACGTACATTTACTATAGATTACCACCCTGGTCCAAGAGACACGATTAGTGATAAACCTTACAGTCTACAAGCCACAGGAAATTCTTCCTCGTGCTAAAGAGTCTGCTATTGTGATATCCTTACGCTCATCTACAAGATCATAGAGAGCATATGTCTTATTGGCCTCCCGAAAGGTAAAAGTTGATTCCAACTTTCCCAGTGCAAAATCGTCCGGGTAGCATTCTCGTACAAGACTATCATCTTTCTTAAGTTTGAATAAACTAGCCAAATGGTTAGAACCAAACTTTCGATTGACGACACGCCCATCGTACTCGAGACCACCTAGACTAACTGGTAAAGTCAGTCCCGCCCTTTGTCTTTCAGATAGAAGACACCCAAATCGGATAGAAAACCATTTCTGGTATAGCTTAAGAACCTCAGGCCTGAGGTTCTTTGCAGGTAAACAGACCAACTGCTCTTGTAGATCCTTAGAAAAGAATCCAACAGAGGAGAGTCGGTCCGGATACATGCATCTTATCGCGAAGAGATCTTTAGGCTCTCTCAAAGGGGTGGATAGGTCGACTTTACAGTCTTCACTACTCATACCTTTCTTCCTTCCAGTCATCAATCCAAAATTGAAGTATGAAACCCGAGATGAACCACATGGTTCACCCCAGATATCAAACTCGACTTTGAAAAGCTGACTGTTGATCTGGAAAATCCGATCATGAAAGAAGTTTTTGCCCAACGACAAGAAATAGCCGAATTCCGGGACCACTTGACGCCATGTCAAGTAGAATTCCCTATCCGATCTGAAGAGGATATCGTCACCATTCACCAACACACTATACTTAAGGAGATCCTTGATCTTGAACTTACGATCATGATGAATCTCCATGGCACGGTGATAGCTAATATAATTAATTGCACATAACAATGGAAATGAAAGAATATTTCCCATTAATTGTCCATTAATTTGTTCGGCTATCGCTGGATCCCGTTCCCATTTATAATTCCTATATGGGGTGCCACGAGTATCTAGTTTGACGTTATAATCAACCTTAGTTTCAAGAAGAGACTGCTTTCCCTTTTGGTACAACCACCAGGGAAGTCTGTGTCCAATCACATCCCATACAATTCTGGTTGCTTCCGACTTTTGATTGTCAGTTGCACCAGAATAATCACCACTAACAAAGAAGGTATTCCCTTCTTCGTCGTGTGCTGTATTTTTGGTTAGATTGGAGCAGATCGATTCTAAATGTTCTTTATTCGAATCGGCAGTTATCTGAAACATAGGAAATCGTCCTAGATAACGTATTAGTTGTTGTTGGAGGCCTCGAAGACCCCAATGGGTCCGATAGGTTGGCTTGGTAATCATCCGAATTTTCAAAGGCTCAAATACCCCAGAGGGTTTAACAATGTAATTATCAAAAAGAGAATCTCGAATTTGAGAAAATTCGAGCTCCTTAAGATCAGAACATGTTGGACCATAATAACGAACTTCTTTGGGTGTACTGTAAAACCGAGTTTTACAGGCATAACCAGAGAGGCAAGTCATGAAGTCTCGATCTAAACAAGATCTAAACTTCCAGGTATAAGAGCAATCATCATCCTTCAATTTCAAAGGGAGTTGATAAAATTCGGAGGCCAACCTACCAAAACTACCATGTCGAGCAAATTCATACTCGTAGGTAGCTTTGGTGCTAGGAAGAAGTATTGTCTTCTCGAACCGATTATAATTAAATTTTCGGAACAAGTCGATTGCAATACGTTCTATAGCATCGCCCGTTGTTTCAGAAATAGAACCGTCTGTCTCACAGAGAGCTCGTTTATGCTTAGTCAATGTTTTATCATATTTCGGAACTTCCATTGGAAGAAGTCCTTTCTTCCATCCCTGGAAGAGCGAATTTATCAAAAACATCGACTTTGGACGCATAAATCGAACGTCAGCCCGAAGGCGACCCAGACAATTTCTGAAGGTCTTTGGAAAAAGATACAAACCAATGTCAAATTGTATTTTCTCAGGCATTTCGTCCACACGAAAATGGCGACAAAAAGCTACATTCACAGAATACTTAATATTGTCAATCAGTATTCCGGCACTGTGTAGAGGGACCCATGCTTCAATCAAAGCATTCCTCTCACACTCGAAGCCAAATAAGTGTTGTAGTTCACAGAAACGGTCGACAAAGTCGATCGCCTCTTCCCTCCATAAATTCAGTAATTCGACCTGAATTTGACCATCAGGGTCTGGACTAGAAATAACGTCCAGCCTCTCGCTGATAATCGAAGGTAACACTAATTGTAGCTCCGGGAAGGATTCAACATGACTAAAGAAGTCCAAGTTGAATTCCCGCGAACTTGCAGTTAGGATCTTACGAAAACTTTCGGATCCCGGCTTCTGCGAAGCCGCCAGCATTAAAGTCGAAGCAATAGGTACCGGCCGATCTATTGCAACAGCTTGGGAAAGAACATAGCCCCAAG